ATGAGTACAAAAGTAGCAGAAAACCTTAAATCGTTTCTTGAACGGAACCAGGAATTTACACAAACACTGGTGGCCGCGTCGATTAACATGAGCGTGAGCGCTCTGAACGCCTGGATGAAAGGTACCTACAAGGGCGACAATGCCCGGGTTGAAAAAGCGGTATCGTATTTTCTGGAAGCACAGAAAGAAGCCGGTGCCGAAACCGGAAAGTTTAAAAAAGACTTTGATTTTGTGGAGACTGAAGTTTACTCAGACGTGCGCCGATCGGTTAACTTGGCCGAATACCGTGGAGAGATCCGCGTGATCACTGGTATTTCCGGGATTGGCAAATCGGTGGCTCTCGACCACATTAAAGAGGAACGCGAAAACTCGATGATTCTGGTTAAATGTTACCCGGGAATCAGGAAGAACCGCTACATGAAAAAGCTTTGCCAAAACGCCGGTATTGACGGCGTTGGCACTTTTGACGACATGTTTGAGGACTTGTGCACACGTCTGGATGGAACTGGACGTACTGTGGTGATTGACGAGGCTGAACACCTTACCATTGAGTGTATTGATATTACTCGAAGGATCAACGATTTTACCGGGTGCGGCGTCGTTTTTGTTGGCCTCCCGAAGTTTTACAACGAGTTGAGCCACCGCCAGGGAGATTATGCATACGTGTATAACCGCACGGCCATGCCCATGAAACTGACCAAAAACAAGGGCAAAGATCTGGCCGCAATGGCCGCAACTATGATTAGCGCCGACCTCCCGGACAAAGTATATCTAAATGCCTGTAATGGCGTTGCACGCGACCTTCGGATCATACTCCTTGAAGCGCTGCGCGTTGCCTCCGAAAACGGTATAGAAACCTCTGATGTGGCCGCTTTTGCAGCGGTAATCGATCGCGTTAAGACCAACCTTGGACGTAAAGTTGCTTAAACAATGGAAACGAACGTTGAAAAAGCAACCCTGCCACAGGTAAAGTACCTGCATGGGTTATACCGCCAGTTGAACTGGGACGAGGAAATGTACCGGAGCATGTTACACCACAATTACGGTGTAAAATCTACTTCTGATTTGACCAAAGGACAGGCTTTTAACTTCATTATAAACCTTCAGAAAATAGTTAAGCAACTGGATGACCGGGTTTCGGATAAGCAAGTTTACCTGATCCGCCAACTATGGAAGGTTATAGATTATTCTGATGGGAAAGAAGGCGACGTACACCTGAATGTTTTTCTGAAGAAATATTATCATAAATCCACCTTGCCAGCGCTGACCAAACAGGAAGGCATTAAGCTGATTAAACAGATTGGCCAAATGACCAAACAGGCCGAAGCTCGAAAAGGCAAAACAACGGTACTAAAAAAACGCACCCATTGCACTTTTTGTGGTGAATTGATTATGTGGGTAGAGCTTAGTGACAGACGGCGCGAAGCTTTTAACTGTGACCAAGATGGCAAAGCAACTGATTTTCATAAATGTAAATAAACGACTATGGAGACTTCTGTAAAATTTACCAACGACATGCAACTCATTTCAGAAATAATCGGGAGTGAGCTCACCATGAAACTGATTGCCAACCTTGGCGGAGTTTCGGTTTATATTCCACGTCCCGATCATGCTGTGATACGCTATTATCACTTCAAATTGGGAGGCGACCCGAAGAAAACAGCCCAGAACCTGGGCGTTAGCGAACGTACTGTTTACCGAGCTATTGAGAAGGATAAAACAGACGAATTGCAGCTTTCAATTTTTGACGAACTTTTAAAAGTAGAACAACATGATATCGTATCGGTTGCAGTTTAGCGAACAAGAGATGGTTGACTTTTTTAAGAGTCAGGGGATTGGAATTGTGGAACTGAATTTTAAGCAGTACGTGAAGGTTTATCACAACAAGGTTGATGAATTTGACGTGCCAACCAAATGTATTGTTAATCCACACGACCAGAAAACAATGCCGGTTTCGGTAGCTTTCGAGAAGGTGATTTTTAAGGTTAAGAACGCCTTGTTACTCGACAACATCAATAAACTAACGGTGCTTGAAGCGCTAAAAATGAATTAACGATTATGGCAGAATATAAAGTGGAAGATTTTGAAAGAGTGCTTGACGATGATAACAATTACGGATGCGACGGCTGTTTCTTCAAGGAAAATTTACTTTCTGATTTTAGTCAGAAAGTTTCTGAACAACTTGGAAGTTGTTATCCAGGGTATCATTTTGAACTTAAAAAAAACAATAAAGATGGACAAATATAAAGTTGACGATTTTGAAGCAGTACAGGAGTTGGAACCTGTAAATGGCTGCGATGTATGCTGGTTTTACCAGGTTGGTTTTATGGACAATAAAAGATGTGCCGTAGTTACTTCACCGGTTGGACAAGAACTTGAGGAAAAGTTTGGAGAATGTGAGGAAGGACATCATTATAAACTAATTGAAAAACAATAATATGGAAAAAATTGAACTTGATAAATTGAGCGCTGCCGACCGCAAGGCATTGATGGCAGAACTGGTGGCCGATCAAAAGGCCGAAAAGCAACGTAAGTTGGAAGATCGGCAGACTTACCGGAAGTTGGTTGATGAAACTATACCGGAATTGTTTAAATATCTGGCACTTGCCAGCGATGTATTAGGCATTGTTAAAAAGAAAATTTTTGAAGGTACCAACGATTTGGTTGATCTAAAAACCAGCATTTATGGCATTAAAGATGACCAGCAGAGCCACACGCTGACTACCAGCGACGGCGGTTTTTCTATTACGCGCGGCTTCAGAATAACAGATGGATGGGACGACACTTTTGGCGCTGGCGTGGCAAAGGTTAAAGAATACCTGGGAACACTCGACACCGATTCGAATGCTAAGGTGAAAATTTCGATAAAGATTGTACAGCGGTTACTTCGCCCCGATAAAAAAGGGATACTGAAGGCCAGTCGTGTGTTGGAACTGTCAAATATAGCTGCTGAAATTTCGAGCATCGCCCCGGATGTTGACCACGCACTATTTTATGAAGGAATTGAAATACTTCAGGCTGCTTACCGGCCAATGAAATCGGTTGACTTTATTGAAGCCTCGTGGCGCGACGAAAATGGCCGTGAACACAATGTTCCGCTTAGCATTAGCAGTATTGATATAAATATTTAACCATTAACATTATGAAATTAAAGAAGTTTAACAGAAGTTCAACCTTAACAGGAAGACAAGGAAGTGGACTACCCGTTTTAGGGATCAGCAAATCCGGTATTATCCGGATCAATACAAAAGCCGGTGAATTGTTGAGTGTAGCTGATAAAGACAGGATTAACATTTTGCAGGATGAAGAACGCCTTATTGATTGGTTTGTTGAGAAAACAACCGATGCCGATGGCCTTATCATGCGTAAATGTTCGGGCGGCGGTTTGGTTTGTAACTCAGTTGCCATCACCAAACAAATGATGAGTTCGCTCCGGATCGACAAAGCTACATCGATGCGAATTGCACCGGCTCCTATTGAGGACGGATCAGCCATTTATGCCATTTTGACCAACACCGGAAAACTGTAATAAAACTTGTGGTAGATTGAAAACTATTTTTTACATTTAACAAAAATTTTAAACTTCTAACTTTTAACAGCATGAAAAAATTTCTTCAAATCGCCGGAATTGTGTTTGTTGTTCTTTTGTTAATTGGTTATTTTAGCTCCAAGGACGATGCAAAAACCAGCACGGATACTTCTACTAAAACGGAAATTTCAACGCCAGCAAAGCCCGCAATTGAAATTATTAGCCAGAATTTCATCAATAGTGAAATTGGACCAAAAGTCGTTACTGAAATAAAAAACAACACAAATAAAGCAGTAACGTATATTGACCTGAAGTCGGTGTTCTATGATGCTAATAATACAATTATTGGTACTGGTTTTGGAAATGCAACCGATATCCCGGCAGGGCAGACTAAAACAATCGATATTTTAACGATGGACAATATATCAGCCGGAAAGCGTTTTAAAGTTGAAATTGGCAATGTAATGTACGAATAACAATGGCAAACGAAACCAACGATAAAAAGCCAGTATTGGCAGATGAACGCGAAGCTGCTATTAAGGTTGCCAGCGATGAATACAACAAGCTTTCTCCGGAAGAAAAAAAGAAGTACCGCGCCGCTGAAGACAACCTTCAGAAACGTATGGACATAACTAATTACTATTAATATGGGCGCAATATTTGAAATTTCAGTCAAGACTCCTTATACTGAAGAGGAAATAGAATCTTTTTTGTTTTTAACGGGTTATACTCCTGATGAAGCGAAAGACATTTTGATACTTTTTACTAATGCCGGAATTAACGACTTAGATGTTGTAATTAAATTAGTTAAACTCGGATACTTTTTTACACATTAGATTTCTTCCAGTTCAATCAGGATTTTCGAACCCTGTTCAGTCCGGTTAGTCACTTTAAACTTTGACCCCGGCATGAACAGGGTTTCTTTTTGCCCTTCGAATTCGGAAAGCTGGCTGATTGGCCGCGAGGTTTTTGACCGGATCAGGAATTCAATGTTCCGGTCGTTGAACAAATTCGGCTTGGTTGTGGCCGAACTAAATCCATCCCACGCAATGGTACTGCCGGGCTTGTATTGCTTCAGGACTCCTGCCGGAAGATCGGGAACATACCGGTATGCCGTACCCTCGTATTTAGGCATCTTTTTGAGCGATGTGGTTAACATTCGCTTCATGGTCAAAAGGTTGTTCAGGCTGAAATTTTCGGGGGTTTTGCCGGTAAACATGTATGCGTTTAGCTCCCGGTACAATGGAGCATCCTTGGTATAGGCGTGGATGTAATAAGCCTGTTTGGTGCTTAGTTTGCTGGCCTGTGCCGCTACGGTGAAACCCTGATCGAGGCGGAATTTATCCCAGGTTGTTTTTACAAAATCGTTGCTGAAGAACTGCTTCAGCGATTCGCCCTGGAGCGCGTTAATTTCACCACGCATTGTCTCGAAAGCCTTGTCAATATAGGCTTTGGTTTGCTCGTCGGCTTTGGCATACTCCTTACCAACCCACTCCATGTACTTTTGTTGTTTGTTGCCCAGAAATTCGGCGTTACCGGTGTTGTTAATGAGCTGGTGCCGTTCCTCGTCGGTTGGCATGGCCATCTTCAGGTATTGCCCGGCCTGACGTGCGGTTAGCGGGATGGCCGTACACCGGCACCTGAACCCGATTGGCGGCCAGAAGGTAAAGTCACCAGTCCGGAAGATTTTGCCATGTAACGCGGCATGTTCCGGACGTGTTTTCGAGTCCATTGTGGCCGAGTACTTCCAGTATGGGAAGTCGCCCGAAACCTCTACCATTTTGCCCATTTGCCCCGATCCATAGGCCAGCGAGGTATTGGTTTGGTAAATGTTTTGTATTTGCGACGGGTTGAGCCTGGATAAACCGGCTTTGTCGAACTCTGAATCAATCACCTTTTTGAAAGGCGCTGCGCCTTCACCACGCTTCAGGTTACCGGCCAGCGCGGCCTGTATGCGCGTGCGTATGCGCTGATCCTGCACGGCTGCCGTGGTAAACGCCTGGAACTTCATGAACGAAGCGGCGGATGGGTTGCCTTCTTTTAAACCAACAGACAAATCGTTGGCCGCGTAATCGGAATGGTGTAGCTTGATCCAATCAAGGATGGATTTTTCGCCACGATTGAATGCGCTTTCCATTTGCTTATAAAGCTCATTGGAAAGCGTTTCAATGAATTTTGAATTGGATTTTAAATCACCGGTTACCTCTTTTTTTTTAGGAGTTCCTGGTAGGTTTCGAAGGCTGAAATAAGGCCATCGTATTCTTCAGGATCGGCGGCAAAATCGCTTCGACTTGGCTCAGCGACCGGCGCTCCGTTGGCTGAGCTTGTCGAAGCCAGGATAAAATCATCTTCATCGTAGCCGCGTTTCATGAGTAGTTGCTTGGTGGGTTTCATGCCAGCGCCAAAATAAATATTGTCGATTTCGGCAGCATCTTTGCTGATTTTGCGGGGCGACTGGAGGCGGATCGGCAGGCGCTCAACGGTCATGCCGTTCAGGTTTTGAATGATTGTTACCAGTTGGTTGACGGCTGACAAACAAAGCTGTTTGCCTGATTCAACGGCATCTTCGCGGATGTCTAATCCTGATTGGCTGGATGAATAACCGCCTTTGCCTTGCACCTGCATGGTAAGGTCGGTACCTGTCCAAAGTTTCTCCACCTTTCGGCGCAGGATCTCGTCAATATCTTTGTACAAATTGGTGGTTGATGTCCTGCCGGTGTTTTTCATCGATTCGATTAGCGTGCCGTCAGGAATGGCAGCCACACCGTTGTTACGCAACTGTACCAACATGTTCAGCAGGTCGGATATTTCCTCAGTTTTTGCACCGGGTGGATATTTCCCCAGCCATTTGTCGCGGCCATCTTCTTCGGCAAACTGAAGCATGAACTCGAAGTTACCGTTCAGTCCAACTGCCATCCAGTAGGCAATATCGAGCAAGCCGATTCCGTAAGGATTCAACAAGGTGGGTTCGTGCTGCACGAGGATAAATTTGTTTGGCCAGGTGGCCATCACGTCAATGCCATCGCGCACTTGATTGGAGTACATCCGGAGTACCCGGTCGCGATCGAAAAAGAAAAATTTCTGCGGCGCTGGTTCTACTTTAACAGGGACAATTTTTCCATCAAATTCGCCGTATTCAGTGATTTCCATCACAATAAAACCATAGTCGCGACTGACAACAGCGTTGCGCATGAATGACCAGGAATTGAACTGGTCGAAAAACGATTCAAACCAGTCGATGATAGCCTGATTGGTTGCCGCCTTGGTATTTGTTTTGCGAGCTTGTTGAAAATTGATTTCCAGTCCTGACAAGGCATCACGGTAGCTGATCAGCTGTGGAAAAATATCCTGGTGAATGGCTATTTTATCGAACAGGTCGATCAGGGCCGATTTTTTCTTAAGCACCAGCGACGGGTTGGGTAACTGTTTGATTGATAGTTCGAGTTTTGCTTTTAAAATCTCGGAACCGGAAGCCCCACCCGACCTCCCCGAAGGGGAGGCGAAAGAAGCGCTATTGTTAGTTGTCGTCATAATTTAGGACGTTAAATGTTTGCATTACTGTTTTTTAAGTCTCCCCTTTGGGGGGAGATTTAGAGGGGGCTTTTAACTTATTTTCTTTTCGAACCTCCTGATCAGGAAGTCCTGTATATCTAAGAGGTCATCCGGTTCAACGGTGAAGACCTCGCGCTGATCCATGTTTTTTGTACCGTACTGGTGATATTTGATGTATTCGAGTCCGGTCATTGACAAAGCTCCGGAAACCTCGTATTCAATGCTTTGTTTCATTAAACCGCTTCGCTGTAAAGGTTTCAGGGAAAAGCCTTGTTTTGCTTTTTGCTTTTGGGTTGCAGGTTTCAAAAGGACGTACGATTGTCCACCGGCACCGCCATCTTCAAGGTTTTGCTTTCCCCGGGAAGCAAGCAACTGACCAACCGATTTTAGAAAGTCGGGTTGCCGGGTCACCGTTTCAATTTCCTTTTGTAAACCGCCCAATTTGGCGGCCAGCGGAGTAATGTTTTTAAAGTCGAGTTTGATCTGGAGCATTGTCGAAAGAGGTTATTTCTTTTGTTTTACAAATGATTTCTCCATACTTGATTTTTAAATAAGCTTCCCATACAATATTTTCCTTAATATGTATAACTGATAGACAATTATCACTTTCATGAATAATTCCATCTTTATACAATATTTCCATAAAATGAGAAAAGTTAGAGGTTGAACTTTCAACTTGCGATTCAGCAATTTTCAGTTGTTGTTGGGCTATTTCTAGCTTTGATAATACAGTAGCTCGTTCATAAAATAAGGTTTCGAATACGGCCTTGTATCCTTCGTTTTCAATCTCTTTTCTAATTTCTGAATAGCTCATACATTGTAATTTATCGGATGTGTTCAATAACGCCGTTTTTGTCGGGTTTTCCCCAGGTGCGAGCCGGGAGAATGATCGTAATTTTTTCTTTACAGAATTCAAGAAAATCTTGCGTAGTCATTTCAGGGAAACGTTTGCGGAAAGCATCGAGCAAAAGACATTGCATATCAACAAACTCTTCCAAATCGCCGCTTTCAATTGCTTCTTCAACCTCTTTTTTGAGGTGGTACAACGGGGCGGTAAATGGCCGGTCTTCTCCAAAAGTTTCGTCGCTGAATTTGGCGATCAGGTTTTTAATGTCTTCGAGTTTTGTCATCTCAAATTGATTTAATATTCTCAATAGCTTTATTCACACTTACTCCACGTTCGGCACAATATTTTAAAACCCTGATGGTTTGGTCAAACGATCTGCATTCTTCGAAAATCAATTTTATTTCTCTAATTGTGAATGCTGAACTTAATGCAATGGCTTGCAGTACGTTTTTTTCTAAAAAATCAACTTCCATAATTATTCCCTCGTAAATCCTTGTAACATGTTATCAATACGGCTTGTGCGTTGGTTGGTAAGGTTGGCCACATGCACAGCCGGTGGAATATAGGCTTGGGTTGAACCGGCCTCGAGTGAGAGCGCTGCGCCCCAAAAATAATCGGCATGGCTACCGTTTTGGCGGTCGGCCTGAAGACGAATGTTCCCGGATACGGTGACAGATTGTTTGATGAGCTGAAAGTCGTCCATAATAGACCGGTCGGGCGGGATCAGGAACGATAAATCTTCCAGGCATTTTTTCATCCTGAAGGCCATCGACTCTTTAACCACGCCGGTAAAGTTTACACCTTCAACCCGGCTCTTGCCAAACGTTTCCTGTAAGTGATCGGTAATACCAATACCCATACCGGTGCGGTCGATACATAAACGGCGAAGGTTTGGCAGTTCCTTCAGGAATTCACCGATCAGTGCTTCCTGTTTTGGAAAATCGGTTCCCTGAATGGTGTAAATGTGGCGGGTAATAAACAAGCCTTTGTTGACCTCCTCCACGATCCATAAAACTGAAAGGTCTTTAAACCGGCCAATATCTAAACCTCCGTAAAGCGCCTTGCATTCCCACAATTGAGTAAACGGCATTAGTTCGGCTGATCCGGCTTTTTCCAGAAGGGTGTAGTTCACAAAGGTTTCGTTTTCGTCCTGTGGCTGACACATAAATTGCTGCGCCCAAATGGAATCGTCGCCAACCGATGCACGAATTTTCTCGATGTAAGCGTCTTCTTCGTCACGGGTGCATTTCTTCCGGAGCGATTTTTCGGCCAATCCCTGGCGCACAGCTTCGACAAACGTGGTTTTATAATGTTGCCATTGTAATTCGCCGCGTTCGAGGCGTTTGATGAATGAATAGAACACCGAGCCTTTGCCCCGGTGTGTGGAGATGATCCGGATCGGAAAACCCCAAACCAAAGCAGCTGGCGAAGCGGCCTCCCAAACTTCCATTTCGTTATCGCGGCGGGCGAACTCGTCGAGTACTATTTTACCTCCCTTTCCGTGTAACTGGTTTGGTGAGCTTGAAAGACCGGTTATTTTTTTGCCGTTCTTGAAGTTGAGAACAAAGGTGAGCGCGTCGCCGTCGTCGATCAGGTTTGTTTCGTTCAACTCGAATACAGCGTTGAGCGCTTTCGCGTATTTCTTGCAGTAGTCAATATACTCCCGGGCGTTGGTTTCGTTGTTCGAGCTGAACCAAACGTTGTACAGCCCATAAATACCAGCATCGCGAACGTCCTCGAAAGCCTGGACAAAGGTTAAACCTATACGCCGGCTTTTTTCGTAGAGCTTAATCTGCGATTCGTCTTCGAGCCAGGCGACCTGGTACGGCATAAAACCAAACTGAGCGAAGTCGATCTTTTGCATGTTAGGTTGTTAAGTCAACGCCAAAGGTTTGTTTGAATATTTCGGCTGCATTCTTTTGCGATTTGGCAGCAGCTTCAGCATTAGCGTCCGCATCACCGGCATCGGCTTTAATTGCCTTTTCGTAGTCGCGCATTCTGACCATTGAAGCCGAAATTTTAGCAAAAGCATTTAGTAAGTCACGCGATGGAAGCTGATCGTTGTTAAGTTGATCTTTGATCTTTTGAGCCAGCAGGGTAGCAATCTCGCGCGAGTCTTCGTGTAACGATTCCTGGAACGCCCTGAACTTTTTGCGTTTCTCTTCCCAGAAGCCAGTAGTTGCCCAATTGCGTAATGTTCGTTCGCTACAATCGAGTTCTTTGGCAATGGCCTCGAAAGTCATCAAATCCTCCACGTACTTTTTTTGCGCCGTATCGTTGAGTAAGACTTGTTTCATGATTATCGAAGTTTACGTTCCAGGGCGGTAATGTCTTTTTTAATCACATCAATGTCAGATTTTAGCCTAACGATGTTGTTCATGGCCAATTGTGCCTTTTCGGTGTTCATTTCGTCAAACTCGTAGTAGGGCGACAATTCCTCGCGAACCTGGTTAACGAACATTTCACCCTCCATCTTTTTCGATTCAAGGTCTCTCCGGAGTCCGTTGATTTTGCCTTCCAGCAGTAGTTTTTCTGTTTCTAATGACATGGTTTTCAGTAATAAATAGTAGTTTTTTGATTTCTGTAGTCAAATCGGAAATAGCTTCCTGCATTTTCTTGAGCTCAAGATCCTTTTTTTCATAGCTAGCACGCCACTTCGAAATTTCATCGGTGTGGTTGGCATCTGATATGCGCCAGATGTAGAGTACGGCAGCAGCTATGGGGATGCCGTTCACGAGGTTCAACAAGGCTTGGTCCATATTGAGTTGATTTTTTTGTTATAGTGCAAAGAAACTACGTGCGACCCATAAAGTGCTGTGACACCTGACATTAAAATAAATAAGGTATAGGGGCTAGGTTTGTGTCAACGAAAGAGCCCCACCCAAACCCTCCCCGAAAGAGAGGGCTTAAAAAAGGGGCGATAACAATTTAACAATTTAATTATAAGCGCCTATGCCTATACGACTTTTCACTTCAGGGAGCCACAAAAGTGTGAACGGTACGCTCAATTTCAGCAACGACGATGTGAATCAAATTCACACAAAAACACAAGGGGCTGGACTAGAGCAAATACCTTTCGTTTTGGGACACCCTAAAAACAACCTGCCAATTGTTGGCTGGTTGCCAAAAGCAAAAATTGGAATTTACACCGAAGGCGACAAAGTAAGCCTAGGATTTGACCGGAGCGACGCCGAACTATCGGACGAAAGTTTGAAGATTATCCGCGACCTGGGATCGAACAAAATCAGCGTTCGGATTGAAAACGGCCTAATCCGTCACATTGGACTGGTAACCAAAGCAGCTGTTGAAGAAAACAACGCGCAAAACTTCTCACAAGCCGAATTAACAGGCATATTCCAAACCAGCGAGGACATACTTGAAGTCAAAAGCGATTTTCAAAGAATGCAGGACTGGTTCAAATCAATCGATTTAAAATCAATTTATAAACCCAATTCAAATATGGAAGAACAAAAGAAAGAAACTGTTCAGAATGCTGATTTAACCGCATTGATTGAACAGAACAAGATGCTGGCAACCAATTTGGCTGCATTACAGCAAACCGTTACCGGCTTTGTTGGCAAAAGCAAAGCCATCGCCGATTTTTCGGCAGAAGAGTACAAGAACCTGAGTGCAGCGCAAAAAGATACTGCTGCAACGATCATGGCCGACCTGGGCGACGAAAAAGCCACCGCTCTGAAAGGCTTACTGAAAGAACTGGCCAAACCACAGGTTGTGGTTAAACAAGGCAGTGTAGTGAAGGATTTAGGCGCTCCGGTGGATGAAAAAAGGACTGCTGACGAGATTATTCGTGAACAACTTAACAACTTATAATTATGAAGTTTTCACAAATTGCAGCAAGTAGCGACTTAACCCGCATAGCAGTTCCAATTATTACCGGCAACAGCGTATTACTGAACAATTATGTTGAGTTTTTCACCAAGCCTGGTACGGCAGCTACCATTCGTAAGGAAGGTACAAGTGATGATATTGCGGGTCACACCCGTGCGCTGGGAGAATCTTACGAAACCACTACCGTTGAGCCTCAAACAACCACCGCAGGTCGTAGGTTTATTGGTTCTGAAATTCAGATTGATATGGCCTATGAAAAAATGGGTTATGATATTGGCTCAGAATTCCAAACCCAATTAAAGCGGCACATGATGGATTTTCCTGGCATCTTCCATTATATGATGATCCACGGTAATCCAACTACGGATGCAAAGCAAATGACCGGCTTAAAAACCTTGACTGTTGAATCTCGCAAAATAAAGGCTGGAGTAAATGGGTTAGAACTGGTCTACGGTAGCGACAACACCGCAAAGAAAACACAGCAAACCTTTCTTGAAAGACTCAACTTGTTGATAGAGTACTGCCAAGGTACATCAAAGGTTTTGGTGATGAACAGCCGTATTTTGGCTTACATTAATGGGATTGCAAGGGAATACATCCAGCAAACCAAAAATGAATTTGGTGTGCCAATATCGATGTTCAATCAGGTGCCAATGATTAACCTTGGCGATGTACAGACTGCTCCAAAGGTTTATTCGCCTGTGATTGGCTTTAACGAAACAGTTGGCACTGCTGAAAATAAATGCGCATCGATCTATTGCGTCAATTTTGCCGAAGAAGACGGCATGAGCTATATGACCACTCAGGGTGGGTTTGAAGTGTACGATATGCGAAAGGAAAAGAACTGGATCAAAGCTCAATATGAATTGATTGTTGATAGTTTGCTAGTTCGTGAGAATGCAGTTTCGAAGCTGGAAGGCTTGTATTTCACAGAGTAATGAGTGCAAAAACCATTATAGTAAGATACATGGAGCGTAATAGCTCCGAATTGCCAAAAAAGGCGGATGAACTACGGCAGCATATTACTGCCGTAGCCGCCGAGGCAAAGCTGGTATTAACCCCTGAAGAACTCGACGAATTGGCACCACTGCCTAAAAAGCTAAAAGGGGCAAAATCGGGCGATTTGGAGGCCTCAGTCGAAAAAAGCGGCGATACTACCTCTGAAGGAATTTGAAAGCTATTGAAAGAGCTTTAAAGGCTTTTGAAAGCAATAAAGCCCCACCCAAACCATCCCCGAAAGGGAGGGATTAAAAAAGCAAGGAATGAAGTACATCACACAAGACGGATTGGACTCTATAATGAGCGATGCTTCGCTCAAAGCACTGGCCGGAAAGAATGGCGTTACCGACGAAGAGTTGCTTGAGAAAGCCAATGCTGATGCTGTTGGAGAAATTGATGGCTACCTGCGTGGAATTTACCCGCTGCCGTTAGCCGATCCGGTTGATCAGCAGCTCTCGACTATATGTGGCGACATTATGAAATTCAGGCTTTACAAACGCCGCGACGAAAAGGCGATGCCCGAAAACGTGATTACGATGTATAAGCTGGCCGTGTCGAAGCTGGAAAAGATACAGAAGCGGACAATTACGCTTGATGTTCCTTCAACCGACTCAGGGAGCAGTTCTACTGAAATGGGTACCATTCAGTTCAAAACACCTACACAAAAATTTGGATCACACTTTACAGGATTTGATAATCTATGAGACAGTTAGTAACTGACACATTAAAATCGCTCAATTTATATTCGGATGAAGCAGTTGAGTTAATGCTTGGAACAGCAGCTCAAGAGAGCGCTTACGGTAAATACCGGAGGCAGCTTGGCAATGGTCCGGCACGCGGAATCTTCCAGATGGAACCCCGGACGTTTTTGGACATTGTAATCAATTTTTTGGCCTATAAACCAGATCTGAAAGCACGGATCATGAAGCTCGCGAATGTTGACAAGTTAGATCCTGCCGATCTCGAGACCAACGACGTACTTGCAACCTGCATGTGTCGTGTGCATTACTTCAGGGTTAAAGAACCAATCCCAATCGACCTGCAAGGATGGGCGACCTACTGGAAAAAGCACTATAACACTGTAAAAGGTAAAGGTACCGACATTGAATTTATGAGTAATTACAAAAAATACGTTGAACAATAATCTTAATTTTTAATTTATGAAACCAATTTTATCATTGATGCTGGTGCTGGTTATGATACTGGTAGTTCCGGCAGTTATTACATCGTGTACAAAAGCAGTAGCGCAAACCGGCGCAACAACAGTTCAGACTGACAGTACGGCTGTTGCCAATGATTCAGGGAGTACGGCTGTTGCCCCTGATTCCGGGAATGTATTAACTCAGATTTTCAGTTCGACCGATGTGTTCTCCTGGCAGAATATACTGGTGGTCGTGCTTGGAATCCTATCGACCATTTTTGCGACCTTATGGAAGCGCGCCAGGAATGCAATTACTGCTATTGATGAAGCACTGTCGAACGATGGGAAAATAGATAAGGCAGAGTTAACAAAGATTGTCTCGGCATGGAAAGGTTAAGAACGTTACTCCTCCTGTTGTGTATTATTAGTTTAGGTTCAACCGGTTGCAAGCAATTGCAGCCGGTTGTTAGCGAAACTACCAGTTCGACAACAACTATAACCGATGTACCTCGCGACACCGTTTTGATAACTTATCCAGACTCAGCCTCGATAAAAGCCATGTTTGGTTGCGACTCGCTTAACCAGGTGTTTCTTCGGGAACTGGCCATTGAAAAAGGCCGGAAAATTGATCCAGTTGTAAAATGGTTACCCGGAGGAGTACTTGAAGTTACTGCAAAAGTAGATTCTGAGGCTGTGTATTTCTCCTGGAAAGAACGGCACATCACGGTAACAGATAGTACAAAAGTTTCGAAGGTTACGGTTGTAAAAGAAAAGCCTCCCGGTTCTCCCTGGTACCAAAAAATTCTGACTGGTGCCATTATCGCTGTCGTTGTATTTTTAATCCTGACTTTCATAAAGATATTCAAAAAATGAGTCCTGAAGCCTTCGAAACTGCCATCATAGAAAAGATCAACCTACTTGGATTGATTGCCTTGCCATATCCGGAGAACCCCAAAAACTATTATCCTGAAAACGAACCGGGAGAGGTTTTGGTAAGGTACGAAGGCCGCAAACCGAAAAAGCGCGATGTGGCCGGGCAAACCGTTGAATTAAGGATGTTTGCGGAGGTGGTGGTATGCAACAGGAAATTACGCGGCGAAGACGGTGCATACAGTTGGCTCCAGCAAATTTTCACGGCTTTGGAAGGTTTTACGCTTGAGGGAGCCGCTGATCCGCTTAACCTGCAAGCTGAAGCGCTGATGGATGAAACCGACGGGATTTGGCAATACGGCCAAAAGTGGAGCATGGGAACCAATGAATTCATTGAAATAACAGACGACTATGTTAGTGAGCTTGGGGATAACTGATACGGTTGAATCAATCCGGCAATGTATCCGGGTGATCCTGACAACCTCGAAGGGTGAAGTACCGTTTCGTCCGCGTTTTGGACTTTCGCCCGAAGACTTACTTGATGGACGGAAAAAGGATGTTGACATTGCTTATGCCGTCATTGAACAACTGGAGCGTTACGAAAAACGCATCAAAGTTAAGAAGGTGGACATTAAGGCTATTGACGATAGACAAAAGAGCGCCACCATCCATTACACTATTTTAGCACAAAACAAATCAGATTTATTAAATATTCAATTATGAGTTATTTACATGGAGTTGAAGTTGTAGAAACTGCCAAACAGGCTGTTCTTTCTGCTGGCGACAGTTCGGTAATTGCCCTGGTTGGCACAGCCCCGAAGGGAGCTGTTGGGGAAGCGATACTTATTACCTCGAGGGCTGCCGGAGTTACCGAATTTGGAGCCGATATTGGCGGGTTTACCATACCCGCAGCGCTTGATCTTATTTTTACGCACATATCGGCAAAAGTGCTGGTTATAAACGTGCTTGACAATGCTGACGTTGCTGCGTTGCTCGATGAAGACGGGAAAATGACCCGTACTGAAGCAGGGATTTTTGCAACCAATATTGGTGAAGCTACTTTGCCAACTGCAGTTGATTTTGCTGCCGACATTATTGCCGGCCTCGAATTATTGACCGGAATTGAGGATATTATAGGCATTAAGCCAAACCTGATTATTGCTCCAGGTTATTCGCAGATTGCTGCTGTAATGGCAAAAATGATTACCGTAGCCGTTAAATTGAACGGCTTTGCCCTGGTTGATGTAGTGGCCGCCAGTGTAGCCGCTGCTGTTACCGCACGAACCAGCGGAACGTTTGCAAGCGCCAGTCCGGCATTGATCCTGTCGTTTCCAAACATTCGCAGGTACAATGCTAATGAAAAGGAAAATCAGGCGATTGGATTATCGGTTTGCGTGGCCATTGCCAAAGCAATTACCGACTCAAGCCTTGGCTACTGGATCAGCCCGTCGAATACTGAGCTTGCAAGTATCCTGGGAACTGTTATCGCTATTAAGAGTAGCCTGACCGACCCGGCAGCCGATACCAATTTATTGAATGGTGCCGGTATTGTAACAGTCCTGCGCCGTGCCGGATCGGGGTACCGCGTATGGGGAAACTGGACGGCTGCTTTTCCAACCGAAAAAGGAGCTGAAGTAATGATCGCCCCACGCGCAGTGAGGATGATGACCCGTGAAGTACTGATTGATGCCGCCATCAATTACCTGGACAAAAACAACATCAATAAAATGACCATTGAGTTGGTTCAAAACGATGTGAACGCCTTTTTACGCGGCCTAATTGGTAAAGGAGCCCTTAATTCAGGAGCTTGTACCTGGGATTCGGAAAAGAACCCGGTAGCCGATATTAACCAGGGAAAACTGCTTTTTACCATCTCGGTAACTTATGGCCCTAGCCTCGATGAGTTGACTTTTGAGGAAGTTGTTGAAACCAATTTTAACCTTTAATCAGTAAGCTATGATTAACAGAATTACAAACGCGAATGCTTACCTGGATGGTACAACCTTGATTGGTAGGCTGGAAGAAATCGAACTCCCAAGCATCAAATTTACGACCGATGATGTTAAAAACCTCGGACTATTTGCAACCATTGAAATGACTTCGGGCTTGGATAAAATGGAGGCAAAACTGAAGTGGAACGCTGTTTATGGCGATAATTTTAAAGCCGAAAGTCCTTTAAAATCGGTTTCACTCACCATTAAATCGAACATGAAAAGCCAGGGCGCTGCCGGTGTTTTAAAGAACATTCCGGTAACAGTGACCATTTCCGGAGTCTTCAAAGAAATTCCGCTTGGAACGCTGAAAGGACAGGAAAAAATAGACGGGTTACAGCATGTAATGACCGTTTATTACGTGAAGTTGGAAGAAGACGGCAAGCAGATTTATGAGGTTGACGTTTTCAACAACATCATCAAATTCGGTTCTGAAGATATCCTGAACGAATTTAGGTTAAACCAATAAAGCCCCACCCAAACCCTCTCCCGGGAAAACCGGGAAGGGCTTAAAAACCTTCGGAATGAATCTACCAGAAACTGGATTTGAAGATTATAATTGGACTGAAGATGGCATATATCAGTTAGATGTACTCGATTGGGTAAATGTAGGACCTGGTGGAAAATCAAACCGACAGGCTACCGAACTGGCAATCAGAACCCGAAACTTGCATATCAGGTTATTACTTGTTGAGGAAATTGATCCGGAAACGATTATTGGGACCATTCGGGGCGGCGTTTCTGCCGATCTGGACACGCTTCTGAAAATTAAAGAATGGGTAGAACAGCAATTGGCCGGACTTGATACAAGCGCTTTAACGGCCAATGTTTTAACCACAATCCGTGGCGGCGTTGCCACAGACTTTGACACGTTGAATAAGCTGAAAAGCTGGATAGATAACCAGTTTACAGGGGCGGCTGTTTTAGATGATAATCTGATTGACTGGTCTTCCAGACCTGTTCGGACAAAAACTTTAACAGCGGCTACCACATTGACATTCTCAAATTTAATTGTTAACAAAACCATTACGCTGGTTGTGACGGGAGCGTATTCACTGGAATTACCGGCATCAGTATGCCAGATTTCAGGTGAATATAAAGGTGAACAAGTTAATCTGATTCAGCTTTTGTGCGTCAATTCAACGACTCCGGAAGTCTGGTGTGTAATCTCACAAAAACTACTATAAACATGTTTAATAATAATTTTTTGCTGGGAGGCACATCGGGAACGCCTAAACTACACGATGCCAATAGCTGGGAATCGAAGGAGTTATATAACTACAATTGGAACCTATATATTAATTCGATTTTTTGGCATCCCGGTGGTCTGAAATTTTATGTTGTAGATAATCAGAATGATTGGCTTTTTGAATATACGGTAACAACAGCCTGGGATATTCAGACGGCTGTTAAAACTCAATCAATGAGTTTAATCGAATTTACAGCGAGTTTTTCAGGTGACATCTTTTTCAATCAATCAGGTACTAAATTGATTGTTGGCGCTTATGGTTCATACAATGGAATAAGAAGCTGCGATCTTGCAGTAGTCACTTTGCCGACCCCGTGGGTTCTTGTTCGTGGAGGTTATGACTTTGTACAAGTTGCAGCAGAAGGCGAATTAATACGCAGTTTTAAACTGACAGATGACGGACTGAACCTGTACGTGTCATTAACTAACGAAGTTAGGTTGTATAAATTGGCCTCTCCTTTCAATATTTGGAGTAAAGTTCTTCATAGCAATTTCGCAATTTCAGAATCATATCCGGTTATCCAAATCAGCAAGGATGGCAAAAAACTTTATTTAGCCACGCCAATGTCTGGACTAATAAAAGAGTACAGCATGATAACTGCCAACGATTTGACTGCGCTTGTTTTGACAGACACCGGGACTAACATTACGGATAGTGTATTGGCATTTTGTTTCTCGGGTGACGGGAAATTTCTTTATACAGCAGATGCCTTTTCAGGTATCCGCCGCGCAAAACTAACATAAACAGCATGAAAGCAAGGATTGAAAACGGGCAAATACTAATCGTTTCGGAACTGCCAAACAAGTTCCGGAACACGATCGGAGGTTACAACAAACTATCGGAATCGGTTCACCGGGCTGATGGTTGGTTTGATGTTATTGTACCTTCATACAATCCTGTTTTGCAACGTCTCGGCGAAATTTATTTTTCGGGCGATGCTTTTACTTACCCGGTTATTGATCAGGTTTTTAATATCGAAACTGAAAAACAAAGGAAGATTAACCAGGCTAAAGTTCAAGCTAACGATCTATTGAGAAAAACCGATTGGTACGTGATACGGCAGGCCGAACGTGGCATATTAATTCCTGAAGAAATCATTACGCAGCGAACTGCAATTGTTACCAGGTGCGAAGAAATTGAGGCCGAAATTAACAGTTTGACTGAAGTTGAAAATGTTTTAACCTACCAGATAATTTTATTAGAAACTAATAATTAACACATTATGAAAGTAACAATTACGAAAACAGAAAATCCATTAACGTTTGAAAACGTTGCAGCCCGCGAGGCTACAGTACAGGACATGATGAATGCGCAACGCGCTTCAGGAGAAGCTGAAGGGCCTGCATTTAATGCAGCGCTAACGGCTGAGATTTGCACGTTTGACGGCAAAAAACTAACATTCGAAGATTTGGCAAAAATGAGGGCTACTGATTTTTTGTCACTGTACCTCGAATTAACTATCGGGGGAGCGCTTGGATCAAAAGAGCTGTTATCATCCTTACAAGAAATGCTAAAGGGTTCAGCTACGAAACCGTAATGAAAATGACCATCACGGAGCTCAACTCCTGGTTGGAAGAACTCAATCAATATTTTGAAGAGGTAAATAAATAAGTGAACTAAAGTGCCTAAAATTCGGAGTGCCTAAAGTTGACCGGCGCAAGGCACTTTAGGCACTTTGATTTTAAAACAAGCAATGGCAAATTCAATCTCCATCGATGTAATTTTTGGCGCGATTAACAAAACCGGCAATGTGTTCGGTCAGGTGAACAAAGGCTTGAACGGCATGATGAACAACCTGTGGAAGGTTAACCAAACCGCCGATTTACTTAGTCGTACTTCGGATGCTCTCAATCGTATTGGCACTCCGGGAAAGGAGTATGATTTTGGATTGGCTGAAGTTAGCGCAATAACCGGAATTGCCGGAAGCGAACTGACCGATCTGGGTAAAATGGCCCGAAAAGTTGGAAAAGAAAGCGGGTTAGGAGCTACTGGCACGTTGGAAGCTTATAAGTTGCTGGCCTCGCAGATTGATTACGATAAAATCGGGATGAGTGGGCTGAACGAATTGATGACTCGTACCATTACCTTATCGCAAACATCGAAAGAATTGGGAATGGCTGGTGCCGCCAATGCCCTGGCAGCAACTATTAATCAATTTGGGCTTAAAGCAGACCAGGCAGGCCGGATTATGAATGTGTTAGCAGCCGGTTCGAAATATGGCGCTGCCGAAGTATCCGATCTGGCTCAATCGTTTAAAGTTGTTGGAGCTACTGCAGCAACATCCGGGCTAAATGTTGAGCAAACAGCTGCCGCAATCGAGGTTTTGTCGAAAGATGCCATCAAAGGTTCAGAAGCCGGTACTGCTTTGCGCAATATTTTGCTGAAAATGTCAACCAAACTTGGCATTAATTTTAAAACGACCAATGTTGTCGATGCATTGGCTAGTCTGAAAGATAAAGTAGGCGATGCAACCTATATGACTAAAGTATTTGGAGAGGAAAACATATCTGCAGCTCAATTCCTTATACAGAATACTGACCTTCTAAAAGAATACACCCAAAAGGTTACAGGCACAAGTGTTGCAACTGAACAGGCAGCAATTATGAATAAAACCTGGGTGCATTGGATGGACGTTCAAAAAGCAAAAATGAACGATTTGTCCATCACATTTTTTCAGGCAAACTCCGGGTTATTAGGCTGGGTACAGATTGGTGGACAAGCAGCAATGACATTTACGGCTTTGTCGCCGATTATAGGCGTTTTAGGCAAAGGTATCACCGGAAGCGTTACTGGAGTTATTAGCCTGGTTAAAGCCAGCCGCCTGATGAATGCTGCGCTTGCTGGTGGTAAACTATCGACTTACAGCGCGTTGATCGAACGCTACGGAATGGCCGGGCGTATTGCAGCCGGTGGTATCTGGTTGAAAAATGGCGCGGTTACATTTGGAACTTTTATAGGCAAACTGTTTAACGCCGAAACCCGGAAAGGGATGTTTTTGCAAATGCAACAAACCATCGTTAGCAAAGCACAGGCTGCCTGGACATGGATTGTGAGCAAATCGCAAATGGTGGCTGCCGGTATTACTTCGCTGTGGGGCAAACGCATGATATTGACATCGGCCATACAAACCGGATGGAACGGGTTAATGGCTGTTACAGGAGTGGCATTAAAAGGATTGTGGGCTTCGTTCACCGGTGTAATTGCACAGACCTGGGCATGGACGGCAGCGCTCTGGGCTAACCCAATCACCTGGATAGTGGCCGGGGTAATTGCGCTGGTTGCTGTTATCGCTTTAGCCTGGAAACATTTTGCCGGGTTCCGGGGTGTATTGGTTGGTGCCTGGGAAGGAATGAAAGCGTTGGGTAATGTGATTTTTGGCACGGTACTGGGCGGTTTAAAACAATTGCTTGGCGGAATTGGCAAGATTGGTCAGGCTATTGCGCTGTTGTTTACAGGCCAGTTTAAAGAGGCCGGAAAAACGGCGATGGCAAGTTTTGGCGACATCGCCAAAGGATCGTTTAAGATGAGTCCAATTGGAGTGGCAGTTGAAACCATCAAACGTAAAGACGAAATCGGCAACGCCGTCAGTTCCGGGTACAAGAAAGGTAAAGCCATTGATACCAGTAACTTTTTATCTTTCAACAAAAAGACTAATCCAGCGATTCAACAGGCAAATCTTGCCGGAAAGATTGTAAACATGAATACCTCAAAACCGGGAGTAGTTAAAGTTCCGGGAATGATGGACATGCAAACACCGGCCATGAAACAAGCCAACCTTCAGGGTAAAATTGTGAACATGGCCACGCCTAATATGGGTACGATGAAAGTACCTGGACAAATGGATATGGCCAATCCTGAATTCAACATGATGAAGGTTCCGGGAATGATGGATATGCAAACACCGGCCATGAAACAAGCCAACCTTCAGGGTAAAATTGTGAACATGGCCACGCCTAACCCGGGTACCATGAAAGTACCTGGAATGATGGATATGGCCAATCCTGAAATTAGCATGATGAAGGTTCCGGGAATGATGGATATGCAAACACCGGCCATGAAACAAGCCAACCTTCAGGGTAAAATTGTGAACATGGCCACGCCTAACCCGGGTACGGTGCAAGTTCCGGGAACAATGAACATGCAGCCACCGGTGATGGATGCAATAACCTTGACTGGTAAAGTTGTGAACCTAATGATGCCTAACATGGGAACGGTTAAAGTTCCCGGAATAATGGACATGGCCAAGCCTAAAACCACCGGAGCGCCAATGGCCAATGCTCCGGCTTATCAATCGCCCATATCGAACCTCGAGCAACTCACAAAAAACATTACCCAGAATATTGCAACTTACCAAACTACCAACCAAAATACGTCGAACAGCCAGGCCAGTAAAATTGAAATCAATTACCAGCCTCAGATACATGTATCGGCTGCAATGACCAAGGAGAACCAGGATAACTTAATGAAGTTGTTGCGCGAAGATAAAGACGCACTGATGAAGCTTATCAATGAGGAATTACGAAAAGACGGGAGGTTAAAATATGCCGGATAACAATGATTTTTGCAGGTTGGGAGATGCCAGTTTTGGCATTAATGACGGGATCACGGGATTTTCTTCAGAAAGTGGTTTTGACTATGCACAGCACGATCTGGCCACCGGGAAACCAACGCTTCAGCCAATGGGAGAAACTTTGGCTCAAGTATCGATCGATATCATGCTCCGGAGTTTCATTGGCCACGATGTTCCGGGAACCATTGAAACCCTGGATAAATTAAGGGCATCGGGTGAAGCTCAGATGTTGGTGTTTGGCTCAGGAGTTTACCAGGGCAATTATGTAATCAAAAATATTTCATCAAAGATATTGCGGACAAACGCTTCAGGTGTGATCCAGTCGGCTGATCTTACATTGAACCTGTTGGAATTTGCCGATCGGGAAACCCAAAACAGGAAAAAAACGGAATCGCGTCCGGCCAATGAAAAACCGAAACGCACACTGAGACAGTAATGGCAGACAAATATTACATAGCTACGGATATGGACAGGTGGGACAACCTGGCTTATGACTTTTACGGCGATGCGTCGCTGGTGGCGCCATTGATGGCCGCGAACCCTGCCATATTACCCAGCCAGATCTATCTTCCGGTGGGCGCAAAAATCGTAGTTCCGGATCTTCCGGCGGAACTAACACAACCAGCAGAAACAACCGTTAAAGCGCCGTGGAAATGACACCAACCTACATTATAATATACGAAGGCAGAAACGTGAGTAAAGACTTTGCGCCCTATCTGGAGAGCATCACTTTTAAGGAGTACCTTGAGAACAAAGCGGCTGAACTGGAATTGGTATTTACCAATGCTGAACAATATTTTTTGAACGACTGGTATCCGGGAATTGATGACAAGATCACTGCTAAAATTGGCTATAAGGAAAGCCAGGTGATTAACGCCGGTGTGTTTTTCGTTGATGATGTGACGTTATCTGGAGGCCGATCGGGCGACGTTTGCAGCTTCAGGGCTATCAGCGCTTATGGTCGCTCAATCCATTCGGATGAGCAACGAAAGAACCAGGAAGCAAAACCTATATCAACATTGGTCAACGCAGAAGCTTCACGGCTGGGATATACGGCCAAAGGCGATCTTACCGGGACTTGGAGCGGCATACAGAAGGGAACAGGGTTGCAGTTTATTCAGCAAATCGCCCGCGAAACTGGCCGTATTATGAAGGTTGAAGGCACCGATCTGGTGTTTACCAAACGTGAGGTGATAAAGACAGGACCAATAGTAGGCACAATAAAAAAAGCGGACGTAATTGATTATTCGGTGACAGACAAAGCGGCTGGCCGCATTACTAAATGCACGGTTAAGTGTTGGGATAAAACGAATAAACAGCTCATCACCGGGGAGTACGATGCCGGTATAAAAGGTGGAGGATCGCGCACGATCTGGGAAAATGTGGATGATGCAGCAGCGGCTAAAGAACGAGCAAAAAACTATGTGGAAGATTGGAATAAATCGGGTATGAGAATTGAAATTACAATACCTGGCAATGTCCGGTACCGAGCTGGTGTGCGCGTAACGTTGGAAGGATTTGGCCGGTTCTCAAAAACCTGGTATGTTGACGATGCGTCACATTCGATAAGCAAATCACAAGGATATACAACCAAACTAAATATTCAGGAATGATTGAGATTGGAACAGTAAAATCGGTTGATCCGGAAAAAGGAATGATCCTGGTTGAGTTTGCCCAGATGGAAACTGAGGCCAATTGTTCGGTGCTGGTACCAACCACCGGCGACAACGCCGTTTTCTATCTTCCGGCAGTTGGAACGCAGGTTGTTTGCTGGTTGGAGTCGGGAAAGAATTTGGCGTTGGGCTGCGTATTTTCTGAAGCCGATCCGGTTCCTGATGATGTTGATGCCAATACCGAAGTGAGACAGTTTGGAAAAACAAAAGTGACGGCCAAGGATGATTCATGGGAAGTTATCCAGGATAAAATATCGATCAAATTTTCAGGGAATAAAGCCAGTTTGAAAAACGATTCAACTGGTTTTAAAACAATATTGAAAGACATTTTAACGGCCATTAAAACGCTGACCGTATCGACCGGAGTTGGTCCGAGTGGAACACCGCTGCCGCCAACGATTCAGAAAATAACCCAATTGGAACAAAAAACGGATCAACTATTCAATGATTGACAATTTAACGATTTACAATTTACAATTTTTAAAATGGCACTTGTAAAAGCAACATTGAAATCAGGCATACAGGCATTATTGACTGAGATGCGAACGAAAGAAGAAATTTCGGACGATTATTTTGCAGATCAACTGGCAACACTGATTGATACTTATATAAAGAGTGCAACGGTAACAGTTATTGCCGGAATACCTGTCGCCACGGCAGGATCTCCTACAGCACAAACAGGAGCAACAACGGCACCGGGAACAGGAACTTTAAGCTAAAACAATAAAGAATATGGCAGAGATTGAATTCATAGATAAAGACCCGGAACAGATATTGGTTGATACCATTGCCATGTTCCAAACTAAGGCCGGAACGGTGCTAAACGATGCTGATCCGGAGCGGATACTGATTGATTGCATGGCTTACCGCGAAGTTCTATTACGCAATGGTATGGAATGGCTGATGCGTCAAAACTTTGTACAGTTGGCCGAAGGTTCAGAACTGGATTGGTGGGGTCAATTGTTTGGCGTTGTTAGGGTAACAGATGAAAGCGATGATACATACAGGTTGCGTATTTTGGCGGCCAACAAAAGCGAGGGATTGGGTACAAAAGCGGCTTATAAGTCACGTATTTTGTCGCTCCCGGAGGTGGCCGATGTCCGGCTTTATTCAAAAAATGATGACCCTACGTTGCTGCCTGGCCGCGTTCGCATTGTGCCGATCATGAAAATTACAGATCCGATAACTTTAATTGCTTCGGGTGATATGCATAATGAGGCGCTTGAAACTACTGTCCTGGCTGCTATTCTTACGGATGACTTTGGCGTAGTTGGCAATGTTTTCCAATTTACGTCAGCTGTACCAGTTGTGATAGACGGTGCGGTTAATGTACGAGCCACCACGGGTTTTGATCCGAACCAATTGGAAGCAAACATAGACTACCAGCTTAACCGATACTTTGGTCAGTTGTCACTAAGTTTTACGGCTGAATTCGGAATCACTGTTTTAACTGCTTATTTGAACAATGCAGCTGGATTGCAACAGGTTGTAAGCCTTAATTTTCCATCGGTGCCGATACTAGCCACCGGTGAGTTTTATCAGCGTGGAGTGATCACCATCAATATAGAATAAC